AAAGATGAAGATGGTTATGAAGCCAAACCATTTAAAGAAATTCCAAAAGCAAAAGCTAATGGTACAGGTCCAACCTATCTTGATGAAGAGATAAATGTGGAAGGTATAAAGGATGAATTTAAAAATACTAAAACATTAACTGAATTTAATATAGTTAATGAGAAGTATAAAAATGACATTCAATACTTAATAAAAAATAACTTGAGAGCTTATAGACAAGTTTCAGATATTGCTGGAACTCATAAGATCAAGTTACAAAGCAACAATAAATAAGGAGAAATAAATGACAGACCAGGCAAAAATATATATAAAACTTATGCCAAATAACGATAAGCAACCAGGAGATAACAGACCTAGTTGGGTTGCACCAATAAATCCAAAATCACCAGAAGGTAAGGTTTGGAGAATTGGAGCTAAGATAGGGGAAACTTGGTATAACCAAGCAGCCTTTGATGACACAGATGATAAAGGAGAACCAACAGGAATGATTAATGTAGTCCTATCTCCTAATGATTCTAGTGCTAGACCAACACAGAATAAGGGGTTTACAAGTAAACCTGCTTCTAGTAATAATCAAGAGTATAAGTTTTAAGTAATTAAAATTTATATCGTCTTAGAGGGGTTTTTTCTTTCTTAGTTCCCTTTCAAAGTTTTCCTCTCTAAGACATAAAAAAAAATATGAAATATTTAAACAAAGTTATTAAATTTCTATCTGATTTTTATTTAATCTTTTTATATATATTGGCAATGCCAATAATTATTTTACATAAAATTTTTTTTTGCAAATGTCATAATTGTAGAAAATGAAAATCACAGACATAGACCAAGAGATTGAGAAGAAAATTATTGATGAACGCCAAAAAGATTATGGCAATTATCAAGATAACTTTATTATGTTGGCAGAAATGTTTACTATCATACTCGCAAGTAACTTAAAAAAACGAATTAAACCACACCAAGTAGGTCAATTAATGATGGGATTAAAACTTTATAGAACCACAAGAAATTTTAAGGCAGACAATTATACTGATTTAAGCATATATAACAAGATGACTAAAGAGGTACACAAAAAAGAGGTTGCCAAAAAGGATAAAGTATGACTATATACACAAGAATCAAGTCTGGAGAGTGTAGTTTTAAACTAACAGAGGAGTTTGATTCAGTTGAGAAAGCTGCAAATGGTTCTAATGAAGGAACTAACGCAGAAGTAAAAATCGAAAATGTTAAAGTAGATTTTACAATAGTAAAAAAGGAGAAGGATGGAACAAGTAAGGTTACGTCTGCAAAAGTACAGGGATCTCCAAGAGAAGAAACACAGAAAGTTTCTGGAGACAAAGGTACAAGCTGAGAAGTATCATCAAGACAGTATTAGATTGATGAGAAAAGTAGTGCAGACACAAGAAATATTAATGGCAAGATAGTTATTAATATACATATTGGAAAAATAAACAAAAGAACTATAGGGGAGCTATGACTAAAAATAAAATATTTACTGAGATTAAACTTGCAATGAGAGCTGGACACTATCGTGATCTAACTTTTAAAGAAAAAAAAATATATAAGAACGCATTTAAAAATGGTTACAAGTTAGCAAGGTTGCACATCAAAAAAGATAAGAAGCCTTATGAACCAAGAAAGATTATTGGCTTTTCATTTGTTAAACCTAACTCAAGAACTGTTGACAGTATTATTAATAAAATTTGTATTCGTTATGAGGTACACAAAGAAAGTTTGATGAGCAAAGTTAGAACACAAGATTTGGTTAGAGCTAGAAATATTATTCATAATCTTTTGTATGAGAAATATAATTTAAACCTTACGGATATAGGTAGATACTTTGAGCAAGATCACACTACAGTTTTACATTCCATTGAAATGAAAAAAGAGAAGCGAAGATTTTGGGATGCTGGTCAAAGCATTTGGCAAGAGTACCAAGAATTAAAAGAAACTATTGGTTAATATATTTATCAAAGCAAAGTTTATCTTTACCATTATGGCAGAATCTTTTTTTTTCTGCGTTTGTAATCCAACCCCCCATATCAGAAGTTAATTCTTTATTACACACCCCACAATAACCACATACAATAATTTGTTCTTTTGATCTAACCCAAGTTTTATTTTTTGTAGCCAAGTCCAGACTTCCTATTGCTATATAATTTTTGCCATGACCAAGAGCTTAACCTGGTAGACCAATGATAAATAAATAATACTATTGTTTTCATTAAGCTTTTTTATTATTAGCTGCAAATTTTCTAGCAGCTTCTTTGCTGCCAAATCCCCATGCTTTTAATGCAAGTTTTAATCTTGATGGATCTCCATTCTTTGTAAGTAATGAACCTTTCATACCACCAAATCTTGCAGCGAAGCTAACTCTTCTTGGATTAGTTCCAGACTTAACTGGTGCTTTTAAATTAGACCCATCTCTATTGTTAAAAAAAGTTCTACCTCTAGCACTTAAACCACCTTTAGGATTTTTATGTTCTTCTTTCATTTAATTTTTTTACCCTTGTTAATACCTTGTTTAATAATATATCCTTTAGTACCATTAGCACCTATCTCAACTTCTTTAATAAGGTTTTTAAACAATATCATCTCTTGAATCTTTTTCCAATGGTTTTTTAAATAGATTTCTATAGTTTTATTATCTCTCATTATACCTTATTTACCTCTTCACACATAAATTTAGTTGCTACCTTGTTATCATTAATAAAGGTATCTTCTTGTGCAATTATTAATTTTTTAGATATTTCTAATGCGGCAAGTGTACATTCTTTCCAAGAGTTATACTCAATTTTAACCTCTATTGGTGGTAAACATTTATTATTTATAAAAGAACATAAACTTATTAACAATATAAATTTCACGCTATTGACAAGATAAACATTCCTCTCCCTCATTCTTAGGATTTTCACATTTACAATCCTCACAAGGACACACTCCATATAAATCAGAATGTTCTTTAACATTACAATGGCAGTTACAATTACATTCTTTACATTTATCTATATTCATTTTTTCCTTTTTCTTCCCATGTAATTTTCTGATGGTTCATAATTCCATTTTTTACCATGATGACCTCTTATATCACAATACATCATACGAATTTTAACTATTAATTTTAATATTTTTCTACTCATTTGTTTATTAATTACTTTAATATAAGTTTTTTTATACTCTTTCCACCTAAATAAATTTCTGTTTCTGCTTTAGATTTAATACACTTATATTCGATATGTGATGTTGTCGAACGCATAGCAATTCTTTTACCTTTTAAACATTCAGACATACTCGGTTGTATTCTATGTTCTTTAATCTCATGGTCTACAATCATTAACAATGCTACAACCATTTCAATCATTGCCATTACGCCTTAATTTATCTTTTAAATTTTCTACATCCGTTAATGCTTTTTGTAATTGTTTATCTAAGAATTGAATATTAACTTTGTTAGTCATATTCTGTTCTTGAGTTTCCTCTAATTTTTCTGTGACTTTGTATAAATTTTCTATCAACATAAACTGCTCTTGGTCTGTAGGTAGTTGTTCTGATTTCTTTAATAAGTCTGCTTGAAATAACTCTCTTGAAGTCTCTAAACTTGTTAGTCTTGCTGTAACTTCTGTGTAGGCAAATACAGCCATAGCTACTGCTATAACTATACCAATCATATTTTTAACTGGCATACTTACTGATGTGTTATGAGATATTTTCATGGTTTAGGTACTGGTAATATCATATCTTCATCTGTTAAATACTTAGGTATCTTTAATTTCTTTTTCTTTAAAAATTTATCACCCATTAATGTAATATCAGGATTCTCTTTTTTATAACCATCCTTCATATCATCCCAAGCACTTCCTGAATCTTCTGGTCTGTTATCTATTTTTGTTGGAGTAACACCCCTACATTTACTAGTCAATAAATCAAAATTAGAATTATATTTTAATGATGGGTTGCTATTAACCCTGCCACACATTTTCATTAACTCTAATTGTTGTTTAATTTTTCTATTTTCTTTTCCTGTCTTACAATCTACACCTAAATATTTTCTGTAAGTAAGCGATAAATAACGACTACCATTATTAAAATTACGATCAAATGCTTGTAGTTGTTGATCTTCACTTACACTTTGAGTAACTCTTGTTTCAATTTCACCACATCTTTCATCAGAACTTTGTAGATATTCGTTTCTGCTATGTGCAGGTTCAACAAAGAAAGCTAGTAGAGTTAACATTAAAATAAGTATTGCTGTAAATCTGTAATCCATCCTGCAAATCTCCATTCATAAATCCTTATCTACTTAAATCCTTAATGTCATAACTATGTTCTCTAACTTGGTCAGCTAGAGTTCTATATAAATTCTCTGCCATCTGCCATGTTGCTTCAGCTGATGATAGTCTAATTTTTAAATCTGCTGTTTTGTCTTGTTCTATTTTTAAATCTTTTCTAAGATCAACTATTTCAACAGCTAATATTTTTGTGATTGTTGTTTTATTAGCATTAATTGTTTGGGTTAAATTCAAAACATATTTAATAGAGGTAAAACCCCCAACAACTATTGAGATAACAATAGGTATAAATATAAAATTTTTTTTAAATAGTTCTGCTATGTTCATTCACACATTCCTCCAATAAACTGACTACCATCTTTGAGTAACCATTGATTAGTTTCCTCATTATAAGTGGCAATATTTTCTTTTATATCATCTATCGCTTGAAAACAATTATTTATTTCTTTTGGCAATGTTAGATATATTAGATCTAATTTATTGGAAACTGTAAACTCTGCTTGGGAACTGAGTAACATTATAATTAATGTTCTCACTAACGACCTTGACCTTTGTATTTCTGTTTAGTTTTTGGTTTATTTTTATTGACGCTTTTAGTGTGTATTCTAGGTCTTTTCTTATGTTGATCTCGAGGAGTATACATTGAAAAGTTCTGCTTAGCCATAAGTTCACCTATTTATTTTTCTTTTTATATTTAGGTTTAGGCTTCTTCTTACCTGTTTGTTGAGATAATAGACTTACCTTTTTATTATACTTTTGTGTGTATGCTGTAGATACTTTGTTCATTTATATTTCTTCTCCCATATTTCTTTTTGAGATAATCCAATCTCATCTTTTTTACATTTTGATCCAAAATCAATATCAGAAACATTTATTTCTTCAACTAAAGCATATCTATATA